CTGGACAAACATTCCGTTTGATACACCCCAGGACCTGGGTATCAAGTTGCAGGACATTCTTGAGGATAACTTCATTACCGACAGAGAGAAGTCTCACTGCATTGATGCCAACTACTTCAAAGGTGGTGGCATGTCTAACCTTCGTGTCTACTTTGACAAGAGCCGTAGACAGATTGTCTTCAGCAAGGATGGCTTGTGCCATGTCGGTGATGCAGACATCAAGGGTCATGGATATAACAAGCGTGTGTATCATCCTGAAGGTAAATCACCTAGCCTGTGTGCTGCAAGTGGTGGCAACCTTGAGCCAAAGGTAATGGTCAACCCTGCCTCTATCGTGGGGCGTAGGTTGCAGGATGGTGTGCGTAAAGACAATGACAAGTCTGTGCCTATCACCCAATGCCTTGAGGTGCATGAGCATGACAAGTCTCGTTGTTTGTCCACTATAAGCAAAGACACCTTGATTTCTATCTTGTCACAGGGTAGATATGAGGATGCCTACACAAAAGAGATGCGTCCTTTGTGGCGCAAACTAACACCACTAGAATGTGAGCGATTACAGACTGTGCCAGATAATTACACAAACCATGTGTCAAACAGTCAGCGTTACAAGATGCTTGGCAATGGTTGGACAGTTGATGTTATCGCACATATACTGAAAGGAGTAACGACATGAGCATTTACAAATACAAACCAAAGCCCATGACCAAGGGGCAATACGAAGCACTAGATATGCTGCTGGCATATGTAGAAGCAGATGAACGCAAGCATTGGGAACAGATGGGCAAGCCAGATGATGGTCACATTTATGTGTTCATACAGCGTTTGCTTGACTACAAATACCAGTGTCAGGTAATAGACAAGAAGGCTGATGATGATTGGCCTGTGGACAGAGCAGATGATTGAAGTTAAAGAAAAAGGCATAATCATAGGCGACAATTACCTTGTCGATGCAAACCATGTAGACGATGGTAGCCTGTTCATTGCTTTGCGTGAGAAGGGTTTAACTGTCCTAATCACGGAAGAGGAAGATACGGTTTCTATCTTCGTTTACCAACTACCAGATGTAGCGGAACCTATAGCGCAACTGGTGCTAGGAAAAGAGGAAGGAGATACAGAACATGAACCGCTTCTTAATTGACCACCATCCGATTGCAATCTCTAAACAACTTTGCGATCAACACATAGTAAAGATGCCACTTGAAGAGGCACAGATGCTTTGCACTACCCTCTGGCATCATGCGCCGGAGTATGCAGAGAAGCATGGGCTATACAAGCCTGTGCATCAGAAGCATCCTTGCACATTGTGGGCTATGGAAAACCAAGAAAACTACTCGTTTGCTTTCATGTTGTATGAGGCAATGCTTGAGGAATACACTTACCGCTACGGCAAAAAACATGGTGCTTCACGACATCAGGATGTGCTGCGCAACGGCAAACAATTTCTTCCACAAGCAAGAGGAGTAACACCACACCCGCAATGCTTCAGTGGTCACGATGACCTAAAGACAGATGAACGCTGGCCTATTATGGCCTATCGTGCTTTCTACAAGGTAGACAAAATCAAGTTTGCACGATACAACAAAGGGCGAGAGATGCCCTACTGGATGAAAGGAGAAGTAGCATGAACATATCACACGAACAACGACTGAAGTTTCTCAATGCGCACAATGACTTGCGTGATATTCTTATGACATTGAATGAGTGCCATGACATTTGGGTGTCCGATATAGGTAAGTTAGAACGGCTACAAAATTTGATGCATAGTGTTCTTAACTTTGTGCCACAACGAGATGATGAAGGACACATTCAGCACTATGCAGATTGGGTGCTTGCGGATGTAACTGTGAACCCAGACGGTGAACAACCTTATGTTGACTGAAGCACTTGTCTGTATCGCACTCAATGTGTATCACGAAGCCCGTGACCAGCCCTTTATTGGGCAGGTTGCGGTAGCACAAGTAGTGATGAACAGAGTTTATGATACAAGATACCCCAACAATCCTTGTGATGTTGTTATGCAAGGTCCTACCTACTCTTGGACTGAAAACTTTCCAGTGCGTTACCGCTGCCAATTCAGTTGGTATTGTGATGGCAAGTCTGATAAAGCACATGACAAGGAAGCATGGGATAAAGCCGTTATGATTGCGCATGGCGTATACTATGGCAATCTTGATGACTTTGTAGAAGGTGCAACACACTACCATGCACACTATGTCTACCCAGAATGGGCAGAAACCAAAACAAAAGTTGTTCGCATTGGAGATCATATCTTTTATCGGTGGGAGTAGTTGACTTTGCCGATTTTTATTGATATAAGAGAACAACAGTTAACCCTAACGAAAGGAGGCTTATCATGCCATTAGATTTTACAAACCAGACTATCTCACAAACCCCTGACCACCTCACATTCAATGTGGAGTTTGAGCCAACCAAAGTTAGTGACAAGAAGTATGTCATCAACGGCAACACTGGTGAATACATCGGTGTCGTAGGCTCTGGCTTTAACTGCGCAACTCACGATGAGTTCTTCCAAGGTGTGCAGCAGACAATGTTGGAAAACCTGACGGAACAAGAAACCAGAGGTGCTAAAGTTCAATGGAAAGATGCACGAAGCAATGCTTGGGCATTGATGGATGTGACCCTTCCGAATGTTACCGAAACAATCACCACCGACAGACATGAAACTACTGTGTCGCAACGCATCATCGCTTTGCACGGCATTGATGGCTCATGTTCTAACATGGTGTTCTTCGGTGCTATCGACTTCTTCTGCACAAACGGAATGATCCGTGGTGAGCATGACAAGGTGCGGCGTAAGAACACATCCAACTTCAGCATGGGTAGGTTCATCACAGACCTACACAGTTCCAAGCAAGACTTCTACCAGCAGTCAGCACGACTTCAGCAATGGGCAACCCAGGACCTGACATTCGTAAATGTTAAAGACTTGCTGGACAAGATACTGAAGTCAGAGCGTAAGTCAGAGAAGATGTTTACCCTTTACAATCAAGAGGTTAGCGTCCGTGGTAGGAATGTGTTTGCACTCTACAGTGCCTTCACAAACTATGCCACTTATGCTGATGAGCGTAATGGTTTCAACCTTCGTAACACTGGTCTTGATACACAGGCCACATCAATGTTCCAGCGTGAACACGAAGTGTCCAAGTGGATTGAATCAAAGCCATTCCAAGATTTGGTGGCAGCATGAAAGTCCGTAACATAACTAAATCAGGTGGGGCTTCATTTAGCCCCATCACTGACGATACCAGAACGCCTATCAATATGCGTATAGGTTATTGGAAGCCTAGCAAAAAGAAAACAAAAATTAACGCAGTTCCAAAAAGGAGAAAGAAATGACGGTCTTACACGACAAAAGAAAAGGCGACATAACAGAGATTGAGTTGTGTCACCATTTTCTCAATGAAGGTTTTGAGGTCTTCAAAAATTTATCATGCACAGGTGCTATCGACTTTATTGTTCTCGATAATGAAACAAATAAGTTTTATTACTATGACAGCAAGACTGCTAATGTGTCTATTAAAAAAGATGGCAGTGTTAGACTATCTACAGGTGCAACAAGCGATAGGCAAAAAGAATTGGGAGTAGAGATTATTACAAAATACAAAGGTAAACTTTACTCATCCAATGACAGAATAGGAGTTGACATATAATGAAACTAGAAAAAGTAATCAGCGATTACTATTCTTCGTATGACTATCGCAATTTGCGTGATGAAACGAAGAAGCAGTATGAATACTTTCTTAATGTCATGCTAAATACAAAGGTAGAAGATAAACTTCTTTGCCAGTATGACTGCGATAAACTCACTACTCGTGTTGCAAAGGTTGCATACAACGAATGGTGTGAGAAAGGTGTCTCTATGGCTAATCATGTCATCTCTGCTACCCGCATTGCACTCAATCACGGTGTTCGTATGGAACTATGCACATTAAACCCATTCGCAAACGTCCGTAAACGCTCCACAGAGAGGCGTAAGACGGTCTGGAGTAGGGATGATGTAGCCAAGTTTCTTAACGCCGCCTACGGCGATTTTAGCACTCGTAACATAGGTCTTATTGCACACATGGCATACGAGTGGTGTCAGCGTTTAGGTGACATGCGTATGCTCACTTGGGATGCCATCAACTTTGACACGAAGACTGTTCATATAAAACAATCCAAGCGTAAAGCAGAGGTGCATCTGCCCATTGAAGATGATTTGTTTGGTATGTTACAGCAACAGGAGCAGGACTTTGGCTTTCAACCTTATGTAGCCCCTCGTCCTAATCCGATTCGCGGTGAATACAAGCCCTATTCACTGCAGAAGTTGCCTCTACATGCTCGCAAGTTAATGCAGCAGGCTGGTTTGTCAGATGAACTGCGACTATCTGACCTACGAAGAACTGGAACAACTGAAATGGTCGAGGCTGGTGTCGGTATTGGACAAATTATGTCGGTCACAGGACATGCTAATCCATCTTCGGTGAAACCTTACATGAAAAATACTCTTACAAGTGCAAATTATGCATTGACGGAGCGAAATAATCATGTTAAAAGCATTACAAATGCCGCAAAGGAGAGTGTATAACATGTATAATATATATAACACTATAAGTGAATTAGACATACCTAATGGACATACAAAGAGAATGGACTGTCCTAACTGTGGTGGTTACAAAACATTTACTGTGACCAATAACATGGGCAGTCTTGTGTGGAATTGCTACAAGGCTTCTTGTGCAGTTAAAGGTGGTGAGCGTGTTAGATTGTCTGTTGATGATATTCGTGCTGGCTTTACTGGTGCAGCAGAATATGCAGCAGATACGTTTGAACTGCCAAGTTACATCGTGCCTCGTTCTGGTGGCACATACATGGATAGGTGGTGTGCTACGTGGGGATTAGATTCCCAGGACCTGGGTTTGCATTACGATGTAAAGGAATCTCGTGTTGTATTTCCTGTGATTCACGATGGAGTTATTGTAGATGCTACAGGTCGTGCATTAGGAAAAAGATTACCTAAATGGAAAAGATATGGAAATAGTGGCTTGCCATACACACATGGTTATGGTAATGTCGCAGTTGTTGTTGAGGACTGTGTGAGTGCCGCCGTTGTTGGTTGCGGTTTCCTTGTCGGGGTTGCTGTGTTAGGAACGTCTCTCGCCGAAACACACAAAAGGTATCTCTCACAGTTCTCAACGGCAGTGATTGCACTAGACCCTGATGCATTACCAAAGACACTGGCAATGGCAAAGGAATTGAGAGGCTATGTAGACAATGTGCAAGTGCTGCGTTTGAAAGATGATTTGAAATATCGTAATGAGGAAGACCTAACCAACCTTGCCAACATTACTATGAAAGGAGAGTAACTATGGAATTATCGCTTATAAGAAGTTTGATGGACAAGGGGTTCTACGATGACCATCGTGGCGCAAGATGTCCTGACCGTTTGTTTAGCAGTGATGTGCGCAAGATTAAGCATTCTATTGACACTGCAATGGAACGCTATGATCGCACTGTATCTCCAGATGAGATTGAAGCACTGTTCATGTCAAACAATCCAACACTGACCACTGCACAGAAGCAAGCCTACTCTAGTCTGTTCAATCAGATTAAGAAGGAACAGCCCATGGGTAGTGACGTGGCACAAGAAGTGTTGTCCAAACTGTTTCAGCAAGTCGTGGGTGAAGATGTAGCCAACATTGGGTTTGATATGGTTAATGGCACATCAAGTAGTCTAGAAAAACTGCGCACACTCATGGAGCAGTATGGTGATGACTTTACGCCAAACCTCAATGTAGAGTGGGATGACATAGAAATCGACACACTACTATCACGCAATGACCTAGAAGCACGCTGGACATTCAACATTGCCAGCCTCACTCGCAAGGTCGAGGGTGTTAACGCTGGTCACTTGATTGAGATTGGCGCAAGACCTAACACTGGCAAGACATCGTTTCACGCTAGTCTGATTGCATCTCCGGGTGGCTTTGCACATCAAGGTGCTAACTGTATTATCTTGTGTAACGAAGAGGGATATCATCGTGTAGGCGCACGATACCTTACCGCTGCAACAGGCATGACAATGAAACAGATTAAAGAAAATCCTGCGAAGGCTCGTGACCTGTATGCACCTGTAAAAGAGAGGATTAAGATTAAGGATGCCACAGGTCGTGATATGAATTGGGTAGAATCAATATGTAAAACTTACAAACCAGACGTTATTGTGCTTGACATGGGTGATAAATTTGCTAAAACAGGTGGATTCGCTCGACAAGATGAAGCATTGAAGGCTAACGCTATTCATGCTCGACAGATTGCCAAGCAACATGAATGTGCTGTCTTCTACATGTCGCAGTTAAGTGCAGATGCAGAAGGCAAGGTTCTACTGAACCAAAGTATGATGGAAGGCTCAAGAACTGGTAAGGCAGCAGAAGCAGATTTGATGGTTCTGATTGCAAAGAATCCAGTGGTAGATGGACAGGAAGAAGAAGACACGCAACGCCATCTTAATGTAGTCAAGAACAAATTATCAGGGTGGCATGGCGTGGTGCATTGTAACCTTGAATATAGAACAGCGAGGTATGAAGTATGATGCAATTAGATATGTTTGAGAAGATTATGGATTCAGATATTGAATATGTAGATTTGAAAGATGTTCCAATTTATTTTGGAGACAAGGGGCGGCGTAGGCAAGACCTTACAGCATCTTCCGCTTTCCTTGCCTCTATGCCAGAGGGTAAGTATCGTGTATATCGCACAGGTGGTATGCATCCGCTGCCTATGTATGAGGGCAGGTCAGACTTTCCATTCTTAATGAATGTCAAGACAGGTAAAATACTGCAACCGACATTCAGTCGTGCTGTATATCCAGCGTATGGACTAAACAATGGACGGTTTAGTAAGGCAATCTATTGCCACCGCATTTTTGCTATGGCGTTTGTAGGTAATGCAACACCAGTAGATAGATATAATGTAGATCATATCAATGAAGATAAACTTGATTACTGTGTAGATAATCTTCGTTGGGTGTCTGTGTCAGAGAACTTGAGTAATGTTCGTAACAGCGCAAGAGGAACAAACAAAAAGCACAAGTATTACACCAGCGAAAACTTTGTGTAGGATTGAAAATGAAACTAACACTTGATGTAGAGAATACGGTAACACATAGAGGTGGTAAAATGCATCTTGATCCATTTGAGCCAGAGAATACACTGGTTATGGTGGGTATGCTTACAGACCAAGGTGTTGAACGCATTGTTACCTTTGACCACAATGATGTTGAGGCAGACGAGTATGGACACGTATTGGTGCAGGAATTTCTAGATGCCTCTACTGTTCTCATTTGCCACAATGCCTCACACGACTTGCTGTGGTTATGGGAGTCAGGCTTTAAGTATGACGGTCCTGTCTTTGACACAATGCTTGCAGAGTATGTGTTACAGCGTGGACAAAAAGAACCATTGTCGCTTGAGGCTTGTGCTGAACGCTATGAGTTGGACACCAAGAAGCAGGATACTCTAAAAGAATACTTTAAGAAGGGGTATACTACTCGTGACATTCCACACGATGAGTTGTCTGATTACCTATCTGCCGACTTACATGCTACGCAGCAATTGTCTGATAAGTTGATGTATCGCTTGAATACATCAGCAGATGCTGGACTTATGCCTACAGTTGACCTAACTAATCAGGTGGCAGTATGCCTTGCTCGCATATACCAGCGTGGATTTAAGGTAGACAATGATAAACTAGAAGAAGTTAAAAACGAATTTGAGCAAGAACGCAAACAGTTAGAAAAAGATTTGCATGAGCATGTTCGTAAACTCATGGGTGACACACCTATCAATCTCAATAGTCCAGAGCAACTGTCTTGGGTTATCTATGGACGCAAGGTCCTGGACAAGATTTATTGGGCAACTGCAATTGATCCTTACATGGATGATGCAGACTTTCGTAGCATGATTAGTGGTGGCACAGAACGATTGAAGAAGACTATTGCTGAACAATGTAATCAGTGCAAAGGAACTGGATACATACGCAAGACCAAAAAGGATGGAACACCATTTGCAAAGCCTAATAAGTGTCCTTCATGTGACACAAGCGGATTTACATTCAAGTCTACTACAGAGAATGCTGGCATTGGTTTTAAGCCACCATCAGCAAAGTGGGCAAGTGCAGGTGGATTCACAACCAGTAAGCAGAACCTTGAAATACTTGAGGGTGCTGCACGAGCAAAAGGTATGCACGATGCAGTAGACTTTTTGTCAAAGGTTCGTAGACTGTCTGCTGTTGATACCTACTTGTCTTCTTTCGTGGAAGGTATTAAACTACACACAAAGGTTGATGGTAAGTTACATGTTCGACTGTTACAACATCGCACAGCAACAGGCCGCTTTAGCGGAGCAGACCCTAATATGCAGAACATGCCTCGTGGCGGCACGTTTCCTGTAAAGAAAGTATTTGTGTCACGATTTGAAGGTGGTAAGATTCTTGAGGCTGATATGGCACAACTAGAGTTTCGCACTGCCGCATTTTTATCACAGGATGGAGTTGCAATTGAAGAAGTATCTACTGGATTTGATGTACACAGTTACACCGCTGAAGTTATTACTACCGCTGGTCAACCTACGGATCGCCAGACTGCGAAAGCGCACACATTCGCGCCGTTGTATGGAGCGACAGGCTTTGGAAGAACACCAGCGGAAGCAGAATACTACACACACTTCAACGAGAAGTATAAAGGTGTCGCAGATTGGCATTCCCGATTGGCTAAAGAGGCTATAGAAACACAGAAAATACGCACTCCTAGTGGCCGGGAATTTGCATTTCCAAATGTAGTAAGAAAGTCAAATGGTAGAGTTACAAACTTTACACAAATTAAGAACTATCCAGTGCAATCATTTGCAACTGCAGACATAGTTCCAGTGGCTTTGCTACATATAGAAAAACTACTTGACGGAATGCAATCTTGTGTGGTAAATACTGTTCACGATAGCATTGTAATTGATGTTCATCCAGATGAAGAACAACAAGTAATAAGTCTTATAAATCAAACAAATACAGACTTACCAAACTTGATTACTTTAAGGTGGGGTATAACATTTAATGTTCCGCTATTACTAGAATCAAAAATAGGAGAAAACTGGCTTGACACCAAAGATGTATCCTGATATAACTATGGAACTTTTTGCATAAAGAGAAAGGAGTAAATGATATGACACAACTTACAACTATTGATACCAATAACTACGCTATGATGGCAAAGGCTATGGGTATCGCAAACGAAGCCGAATCAAACTCAAAGTCTAGTTCTTTGGCACGGCTTCGCATTAGCCACTCACCAATCATGGGAATTACCGAAATGAACGGTAAGAAAGTTAACATGGAAGTAGTCGGTGGTGGCACATACCGTTTGGACATCCCTGATGGACCAAACTATTATGCTGGCTCTGTAATCATTAGGCCTTACCTGCAACGCTTCATGTATAAGCGTTTTGTAAAGGGCAGTGATAAGTCACCCAATAAATACATCAAGACGATTATGGCAGATAATCTGAACATCGACTTGAAAGACAATGAGGGTGGGTTTAACTGCGGTAAGCCAGCAGGCTACATCAAAGACTTCAAAGCACTTCCTGAAAAAATGCAGGAGTTGATTAAACAGATCAAACGTGTTCGCGTGGTCTTTGGAACTGTTGAAATGAAAGACCCTGTTGATGAATCGGGGAATCCAGTCACAATTGAAGAGACACCATTTATTTGGGAGATTGACAATCGTGACGCTTTCAAGTTGGTAGGTGAAAGTTTTACTAAACTTGCCAAACTAAAACGGTTGCCTGTTCAGCATCTGATTACTGCTAACACAGAAGAAAGAAAACTTCCAAACGGAAGCAGTTTCTATCTTCCTGTGGTATCTCTGGACGTAACAAACACACTGTCTCTTTCTGATGGAGAACAGACAATGTTTGCTGACTTTATGGCGTGGGTAGATAACTACAATACTTACATCATCAACACGTGGGCAGAGAAAGCAAAGGATGAAATGAGTGATGAAGATGTCGATGTCGTTGATGGATTTGTAGACATTGATGTAGATGAAGAGGTAGCATAATGAACCATCCAGCAGAACTGGCTTTGCATCAATACATGGAAGATGCAGTAAGCGGTAAAACCACTATGGCTGAAACAACAATTAAACAAGTTGCTGCAGACGTAACAGAGGCTCTTACCCGCCAGTTTGCTGGTGGCAAAAGCCGGGGCGACTTTAGGTTACGCATGTCAAATATTGGCAGACCATCCTGTCAGTTATGGTATGATAAAAACAAACCTGAAGTTGCCCTACCATTGCCTACCACATTCGTAATGAACATGATGATTGGTGACATCGTTGAGGCTGTCTTTAAAGGATTGTTAAAAGAAGCAGGAGTAAAGTATGAAGATTCCGATAGCGTCACTCTGGACCTGGATAGCACATCCATTAATGGAACATATGATATTGCTATTAATGACTCTGTTGATGATATTAAGTCCGCATCTAATTGGTCTTATAATAACAAGTTTGATTCTTTTGAAACTCTAAAAGAGTCAGATGGATTTGGTTATGTTGCACAACTTGCTGGCTACGCTAAAGCATCAGGCAAAAATGCTGGTGGCTGGTGGGTAGTCAACAAAGCAACTGGTGAATTTAAATATGTTCCAGCAACAGGTCTTGATGTTGACGAAGAATTAAATAAAGTAGAAAATACTATTCAGACACTTGAAGTAAACGAGTTTAAACGATGCTTTGAGCCAGTGCCTGAAAAGTTTAGGGGTAAAGAAACAGGTAATCTTGTTTTGAATAAGAACTGCACATTCTGTTCTTACAGACATGATTGTTGGCCTGATATGAAAGAAATGCCAGCCGTTAAATCACAGGCAAAAGAGCCAAAGATGGTGGCATATATTAAACTAGCAAAGGAGTATATAAATGAATGATGAAATTAACGAACTTGCAGAACAAATTAAAGAAGCAGAGAGACACCTTGCTGACTTGCGTAAGGAATATCGTGAGCGCAAAACTGCTGGATTGCGTGCGGCTATTGAAGCACGTAACGAAGCAGATAAAGTCTTGCGGGAAGAACTGCGTGCGCTAGGTTATCGTTCACCTTTACAGTTATGGCGTGACGTTGCCTAACGCAAAACAATTCCGTGCCGCACGTAAGTATGGGTATCGCAGTGGGCTAGAGTTATCCCTTTCAAACTTTTTGAAAGAACTCAATGTTGATTTTGACTACGAGTGTATCAAGATTGAATGGGAAGACCTAGCCTACCGCACCTATACACCAGACTTTGTGTTAAACAACGGTATAATTATAGAAACAAAAGGCATGTTCACTGCTGCAGATAGACGAAAACATTTGGCTATAAAACGACAGCATCCTAAACTTGACATTCGTTTTGTTTTTGAAAACAGTAGACGAAAACTACGCAAAGGTGCAAAGTCTTCATATGGTGAATGGTGTATCAAATATGGATTTAGATATTATGATCGCATCATTCCAGAAGACTGGCTTAAAGAAAAGGGTAAAAACAAACATCCAAAGTTTATTGCATTTAGCGGTAACAAGATAAAAAGGAGAAAGTGACATGAAACAACAAGACTTGGCTATGATTGATAAAGATGATTTTGTAATACGCATACGTCCTTATCAAAACAATGACGGATCATGGAATGGAGAAATCGACATATCTATTATCTCTCAACCGGAAAATGATTTAAGTGATGATGATTATTTTCAAATGATGCATTTCTGTAAGATGATGGCATCTACTGTACCTATTATGGAAAACAACAAAAAAATCAGAGATATTGTGCATGATTATGTTGTCAATGTTGTTGACAAGGATATAGAGATTACGTTAGAAGAAGACTATGAGGATGAGAAACCTACTATTGTTTCTCGTGATGAAAACATTATTTCTATAGACTTTAAGACGAAAGGAAACGCATGACACATGAAAGATATGAGGATTACATGAAACGTAAATTGAAAGAACTTGAGATGAAATCTCAATGGAAAGATGTTGAGTGGGAAAAAGAAGAACAAGCGTCTCTTCAATCTGACATGGTTAATCACCCACCCCATTACAATCAACAGGGCATTGAATGTATCGAAGCAATTCATGCAGCAACTGGTGAGGGATTTGAATATTATCTTCAAGGTAATATTATGAAATATCTTTGGCGTTATCGTTATAAAAACGGCAATGAAGACTTGAATAAAGCAAGGTGGTATCTGGATAAACTAATAGAGGTAAGGAATGAGAGTTAAAATATTCATGACTATTGACATTGATCCAGAGGAGTATCCAGTACCAGCCGATGAAAATGTTGGTGAGGAATTAGAAGATGGCATTCGAGAATATTTCTACGATGTAGAGGGTGCTGAAATAAAACATATGAAAACAATACAGGAGTGACAAATATGATAAACAATTATTTACCTACAGACTATCAGAACTTTATAGCACTATCTCGTTATGCAAGATGGAAAGAAGATGAACAGCGAAGGGAAACATGGAATGAAACAGTGTCCAGATATTTTGATTATATGGTTAGCCATTTGTCTAACAAGCATGGGTATCAGCTTTCTGATTCATTGAGAAGTGAATTGGAAGAAGCCGTACTTACGCAGCAAGTAATGCCAAGTATGCGTGCATTGATGACTGCTGGTCCTGCGCTTGATCGTTGCCATGTTGGTGGCTACAACTGTTCCTATGTTCCAGTAGACAGTCCACGTGCTTTCGATGAGACTATGTACATTCTTATGTGTGGCACTGGTGTAGGCTTCTCTGTTGAGCGTAACGCAGTGGACAAACTGCCCATCGTGAATGAACACTTTGAGGCAAGCGATACAGTAATCAAGGTAGGCGACAGTCGCCCCGGATGGGCAAAGGCACTGCGTGAGTTGATTGCTATGCTGTATGCTGGACAGATTCCACAATGGGATGTAAGTGAGGTTCGTCCTGCTGGCGCACGTCTCAAGACATTCGGTGGTCGTGCCTCTGGTCCACAGCCGCTTGTCGAACTGTTTAACTTCTGCATTGAGAAGTTCAAGGGTGCAGCAGGCCGTAGGCTGTATCCAATCGAATGTCACGACATCATGTGTAAGATTGGTGAGGTTGTTGTCGTTGGTGGGGTCAGACGAAGCGCACTCATCAGCCTGTCTAACTTGAATGATGACCAGATGCGTCACGCAAAGGCAGGTCAGTGGTGGGAACATGAAGGGCAACGTGCGCTTGCAAACAACAGCGTTGCCTATAAAGAGAAACCACAGATGGGTACATTCATGCGTGAATGGCTGTCTCTGTACGAATCAAAGTCAGGGGAACGTGGCATATTTAACAGGCAATCCGCAAAAATGCAAGCATCGAAGAATGGTCGGCGTGATATTGACCATGATTTTGGATGCAATCCATGTAGCGAGATTATCCTGCGTCCATATCAGTTCTGTAATCTGTCAGAGGTAGTTGTCCGTGCATCCGATACAGTGGAAACACTGAAGGAGAAGGTTCGCCTTGCCACTATCCTTGGCACACTGCAAGCCACACTGACAGACTTCAAGTATCTGCGTAAGGTTTGGAAGAATAACACAGAAGAAGAGCGTCTGCTGGGTGTTTCACTGACAGGTATCATGGACAATGAGATCACGTCAGGTCGCAGTGCTAAACTAGGCATGAACATTGGACAAGTGCTTGAGAATCTCCGTGATGTAGCAGTTGAGACTAACAAAGCATATGCCAAGATGATTGGTATTCCACAGTCTGCTGCTGTTACCTGCGTCAAGCCAAGCGGTACTGTCTCACAGTTGACTGATGCGGCATCAGGTATCCACGCACGACACAACCCTTACTACATTCGTACTGTTCGTGGCGATAACAAAGACCCACTGACACAGTTTCTTATGTCACAGGGTATTCCTGCAGAGCCTGATGTAATGAAACCTGACAGCACAACAGTGTTTAGTTTCCCAATGAAGTCACCTGCTCGTGCAGTTACACGGACAGACATGACTGCCATTGAGCAACTTGAGTTGTGGCTTATGTATCAGCGTTACTGGTGTGAACACAAGCCTAGTGTCACTATCTCCGTGAAGGAACACGAATGGATGGACGTAGGTTCATGGGTGTATGAACACTTCGATGAAGTATCGGGCATTAGTTTCCTGCCCTTCAGTGAGCATACATATCAGCAAGCACCTTATCAGGACATTGATGCAGAACAATACAAAGAGTTCTTGACAAAGATGCCAAAGAAGGTAGACTGGTCACAACTGCAGGAGTTTGAAAAGGAAGACACTACATCAGGTGGACGTGAATTAGCATGTACTGCTGGCGTTTGCGAAGTAGTTGACTTAACGGCTGCGTAGTGATAGAGTGTAGTGGATTAGACTTGTTGTGGTGGCAGTGGTGGATACTTGTGATGATTACAACCAACACTGCCATCAACTTGATTGTGTTCTTCAAGCACAGGTTCAAGGGTTAATGGTTTTTATGCTGTCCATAAACGCCGTTATTGTACATGTTATGAACCATTAAGGAGATGACAGATGAAGAAGATAATGTGTGACCCACCAAGCGGATGGAAGTATGGCTTTCCTAAACCATTACCAGAGCATTTTGCAAGTATATTGTTAAATCCACCAGAAGATAGTATCAAGTTAGGTGAAGGTGTAATGGAATGGATTGTTAAGGAAGGTTATCCGCAGGAAGAGATTGACAAATGTGGTGAGCATTTCTGGTTGCGCTACTGGGAGACAGACGAACTTTCATAATTTATGAAACAAACTTTTAGATATGCGTTGTAGCGCATAAAGATAACATATGCGTTATAGCGTATATTCATCCCGATAGGGTTGACTTGTTTAATTTGTGTGGTATAATGGTAGTAATAGTACCGATAGGGTGTTTCCCATGACGGTGGGAATAGCATAAGAAAGGAGTTGACAATGACAGGCATGATTGATATAAAAGATGTAGTTGAACATGAAGATGGTTCAGCAACTGTAGTGTTTGAGTGTAATGATGAAGCAAGGCAAGCACTGATTAGTGAGGGCTTACTGTCCTTGCTTGAAAAAGCAGTAGATAAACATAACAAAGAGTATAACTGGACGGAAGGAGAAAGCAACGATGAAGATTAAATTTGATACACACACAAAGGATGTTGCTGCTGCAGCGGCTGCATTTAGTACATTGTATGCATACTGCAAGGACTTGACACTGAATAAATCATCTTGGGGTGAAGAGTGCTTGAATATCTATGGCGAGATTGACTCAACTAATATGAGTGTGTTAGAGAAAGCACTGCCTGATGGCACGTTCAACGAAGACACAGAAAAACTCTAGACTAATCTGGAAACAAGGAGATGGATGGGTACAGTTTAACCCGCCACGCAACCATCCCTCTTACGAAGAGTGGCAGAAAATGAAAAGAAAGGAGAAGGAAGAACATGAAAGAACGATTGATTAATGCACAACAATCCCATCTTATGGGTCACATCAACAAGCACCTCGCCAACATCGAGGTATTGCTTAATAATCCTGTAGGGATTGGTGAGCATCAAGACATTGGCACAGCCATTGAAGAGGAACTTGCTGAAGTCGCAGACTACCATGATAAACTGGAGATGCTGAATAAGTTCTTCGTAGAACCAATGGTAAAAGCACAGCAAGCAGCACTAGCCGAAACACAGGCAGAGGATAAATCATCTGATGAGGCGTAATGGTCTGAAGAAATATGATGCCCCACTTCGTATTCAGTACGAGTGGGGTTACGAAGCCTTTAAAAAAGGTGGTTCATTTAAAAAGATAGGTAAAAAAATAGTATATTTGGAGAATAGACCACAGATTGATGAACATACTATGCAATACCGTGAGTGGCAAAGAGGGTGGAATGCAGCCTACTTTGAAAACTTGGAGAAGTTAAATGGGTATGGAGCAAAAACTTGAAGAAGAACTCAAGCAATGGAGAAAGGAGAGAGGTATGAGTAATATTACTGCAACAGAATATCAAACAAAAGCAGCAGAGACGGCTATCTTTCCTAAAGAAAAAGCCCTTGAGTATTTAACTCTTGGGCTTACTGGTGAGGCAGGTGAGATTGCCAACAAGGTAAAGAAACTAATACGTGATGGCGCAGATGTAGAAGGGTACAACGATAAACTTGTGCAGATAGCCAACGAACTAGGAGATGTGCTATGGTATTGCGCAATGATGGCAAATGAACTTGACGCGAATATGGGCAGGATTATGGAAAGTAATTTGCACAAACTTGCGGACAGGAAAAACAGGGGCGTTATTGGCGGCTCTGGTGACAACCGTTAAGTGGAGTATTATTTGCTTTTATACTTTCTGGTTTCTTTATATGTTAGGTATGACTGCACTAAACACTTATTGCGGCTGTGCAAAAGAGTATAACGGATGGTGGAAAACAGAATACTGGCAAACTGAAGGGGGCAATTAAGCCCCCCTCTTTTTATTCATACTGATAGGATTTAGCCAAGTCTATTAGATATTCCATATGCTCAATATTAAATGGATCATAGTCCTTTGCTCCAAAAGGATTATTTTCTTTAAACTTTTTAATGGCGGCTCTTCTTTTTCTCGCGTTAATAACTCTAAATCTTTTAATTGTAGCACCAACAGCTTCATCTTCACCCATTGTCTTCACATCAGCATACACATCTTTTTTGAGATCACGAATGTAATCAGCTATAAATGCTTGTTTTTCAGAACTGTCAAACATCAGTGTGCCATCCTTATTACGTGCCTCATCAAGATCAGCAAGAACCTGTGGCATTTCCATGTTCATACGATAGCCCATTTCTCTGTTAATTGAACGATTAAGAGAAGGAATATTTGTACGAGCCATAAAGTCTCTATAGGTAAATCCATACTGACCTAGCGTACTTACATACTTTGGTGGTATACGAGATAGTGTTGCACCAAATAGTATTTTCATAAATGGCATAACTCGTTCAGGCACATCTGCAAATCTTGGGTCTTCTGCATAATCCTCTTCTTCAATGCCAGCACCTAAAAGTGGAACACGATCCAATCTACTTAAAAAGGGTTCACCAAACCCTGACATAAAAGCGGATAAACCGTTTTTATAGTTTGGGTCTTCTTTATAATCCATTCTTCTAACAGACTCACCTTGGAATATGTCTGCAAATTGGTATATAGGTTGACCATAACCACTGGCTGCTTCACCTAAATACTTACCTAGAGTATTAGCAAAGTTTCTATTTTTTACTTCATCTTCTCCTGATAAAAGAGCAATCATATCTTCGGTAAACTTTGACATTGCACCAGAACCACGGAAGTTAGCTCCAGTAAATCCTTCTAACAATTCTGCGCCACTAAATGCTGGTACATCTCTACCTTTACGATGGATCATTGTTCCAATTAAAAGATATGGAGTAAGTGGAAAGAAAGGTCTTGCATCAACTTCATTACCCATTCCATCTTTTAACATATACCATTCTGAACCAACCATATCATTATCAGGATCAGTTAGAAGATAACCAAGAGCAAGCATTGGTAGTCCACCAGCAAGTCCTTCAGCCGCTTGCCGATATACCCCATCTGATACTTGACCTGTCGTACTTTTCTGCCAAATAGCACGAAGTGCCGCAGTTCCCGCACCAGTTACATTGTAGTTATATGTCATCTCAATAGCTTTGAACATAAACCGTGGAAATGGAATTGCTAACGTCAAACCTGATTGAACAATAAAGTTGTTTAAAGTTTTAAATGGGCCAAACTTTGGTTGTGAGGCATAAGTAAATTCAAGAGCATCATCAACGGCTTTTGCTACCATTTCTTCACTAATATTTTCTGTAATTTTTCCTGCTTCAAGAACATCTAGCATGTCTATGCCTTTATTATACAACTGTCGCTGTATAGATGCAGTGAAAGAACCGTTACGATAAATAGCTTCTTGCAGACGGTTGAAAAAATTAAATGTGTTTACTGCGCCTTCCCACCCGTCAAGTAGTTGATCTGTTTTAGATAAGCCATTTCCTTTACCTGCTAATGCGTTTTGATTAGAGTTTTTTTGTCTTAATTTATTTCTAACTTCAGAATACTGCGCATAAAATCTGCGTTTTTGATCTGGATTCATATCCAATATAAACTGCGCAATTGTTGCACTGTCTTGCTGATCAATAAAGGTACTTCTTACTTGTGCAAGAGAATGTTCAAAACCGCCAGTAATAGCAGTAAACCTTGTTTCTTTTTTAGCACGTAAAAATGCATCAGATTCCGTCATTCCTTCATCCATGTACTGACGAACTAAACGGTCACGTCTGGACTTTACAAAATCAGCTGTTGCTGTAAAACGCTTACGTCCTGTTCCAGCAACTTGATGAAGTCCAGATTCAAATCCGTATACAAGAGTATCAATACCAGACCTCATTACTTGAGAAGTATTGTTTCTTACAGCAGTGGCAATACCACTAACAAGTGATAGTCTACGAATATCTTCTAATCGTCTAAATGTTTCACCAAGTTTTGCTGCGGCAATCTGCTCTGCTTCTTCTGCAAGTTCTGCATCTGTAGCCTTTCTTGCTGAACGACTGAACGCTTTAGCAAGTTGCGATACACGATTAAGTTTTTGACCTGCAATACTTGCTTCTGCAAACATTACAGCGGCTAGTTCTTTTTGTGTAATACCATATTTACCAAAAATTTTTGTTGCTTCGTCAAGAGATTTATCTTCCACACGAGTAAGAATATTAAACATGCGTTCACTTACAGTCTCTCCGTCTCTTTTACGTAATGGAGCAGTAAGTTGGGCAGCCATATCTTCGTCTGGAAGTTTTATAGAGCCAGTTTTAATTCCCTCAACTACCTCTGCAACACCCGCTGTCACACGCTCAAAACTTTCAACATTGATTGCTACATCAAATGTCTCTTCATCTATTTCTCCAAGTGCCTCTTTTGTTACGCCTTTAGATTTTTCACGGATAACTTTTGAATTTAGGCTTACATAGTTTCCATTCTTATCTTTAACTACAGCTTCTGCACCATATGTTTTTTCAACATCGGCAAATAAGCCTTGACGGATGTCAAATGAGGTAGATTTTAGTTTCTTATTTGTTTCACGTGCTGCGGCAACTTGTGTTTCTTGATTCTTTTTTAATGCTTCATCAAGACTGCCACGAGAGACTTTATTAATTTTCTTTAAAGAATTACGAGTTCCATAAGCTGATAATGCACCAGCAGTCAGTGCAGAAACGCCTACAACAGTTGCCAGCCTTTCCTTGTCAATTTCTTCTTTGATGCCCATTTCAATTTCAGCACCTTGAACAAGTAAATCTGTTCCACCCGCAGCAACTGCTTCTGCACCGCCACTTACAAATGCAGATTGTAAGATAGCCCGTGTAGCAGTAGCTTGTGCAGTCGAACCAATAAGTTTACCAGCACCAAGAGAAACAGCAGTTAAAGGATCACTAATTATGGGAGCAAAATAACCCGGAATAAGACCAAAGGCTTCTTGTGCTTGCTGGAATGCTGACTTACCCTCATATCGTTTGTTCCAATCTAATAAACCAGCTACATTGTCAGCTTTTTGAAATACACGTTTTGCTGTAGCAACTTTACGCTCATATTCAGCAGCAAGTTCAATATTACCTTCTTGGCGAGCGAGACTAGCAGATTCATTGAGGCTTTTAATACGATCATATTCAGCATAAGCATTTATAGAGTTAGCAATGATTCCACGATATTCATCCATGTAATCATCTACAATATTTTCATTTGTTAATTCTTGCTCAAATAAACCAAAGCCACGTCCAAAAACAGGAATACCTGTTCCTACATCTTTTTCTGTGCCATATTTATCTTGTCTGTATTGAAGGACATCTCTGATAAACTCTTCATCGTCCTCTAAATCTTTTATAGAATAAGATTCAGCAGGAATATCTTCTACAGTAGGTTGCTCAACTGGCTGCCCTTCTTCAAGCATAATGTCTGTTTGAGTTTTTTTACCAGACATAACATCTGCTTCTTTTGTGGTAATATAAGTATCATCCAAATCATCTGGCGAAGTGCTTGGTGGTGCAGCAGATACACCTGTTGCTACAGTGTTACGACTAGCACGACTTTGCGCAGCCATTTTTTCAGCTTCTTGAACAGTTATGTATTCTGTTGACATGTTAATACTGACCTACTACTGGCTCAATTTTATTTCCATCTGCATCATAGCCAAGATATAATACTTTTGTAGCAACACCATTTATGACTTTGCTATAAACTCTACCTATTTCTAGTTTTCCATTTTCTGGTGGATCATTTACTATTGCAGCACCTGCATATCCAACCAATGCAGCCTGAACTTCAGGTTTATAGTGAGAGTTATTAGATGCAACTGCTTGTTTTGATAAAGAGGCAAGAGCATTTCCTATACCTCGTTTAATGGCATCTGGTCTTCCTTGAGGTGCAATCCAATCACCAGTATCTGGATTACGAGTGCCACCAAGAGCTTTAACATGCTGATCCTCAAAATCACTATAAAAGCCACGAATGTCTGATGTACCTAGAGTACCCATTTGCGCAATTTCTTTTTTCTGCTTTGAAAGAGCCGCTTCTGCAGTTCTAATAGCCAATTCATCTTTCTTTCTTTGCATTTCATATTGCTCTGCACCAACCAATTTTGCACCTTCTTTAAATTGAAGTTGATCCATTTCAATTTTAGTAACAGGTTTTTGTACTCCGAAACTAGCATCCATTTCTGCTTGAAGCCCTTCAGTGACATCAACATCAAACAATTTACCATACAATCCTGCGCCACCTTTCATGCCTTCTGGTACACGAACCAATGTATCTGGTCTACGAACAAACTGATTGATATAATCGGCTTCACCATAGCCACCAGTTTTAAGGGAAGCATAATTAACAAGAGAAGATACATTCCCACCACTCTTTTGATGTTCACGTAAGTCTGCAAGATAAGTAGTAGCACCTTCAATAGTACCGCCGCCACGTCTATATAGGCCAGCGGCATAGTCCATTTTAGTCATACCCTCTGGAATTTGACTTTCATCAATCATGTTAGAGAATGCTGTGAGCAAATCGGCTACTTCACGTTCTTCTTTTTCTACACGTTCTGCTTCACGTTCAGCACGAATACTGGTACGCTCAAGAATACGGTCAGCCCGTTCTTCAGTTCTGCGCATACCGTCTTTAAGACGTTCATCAATACTTTTAGCAAGACCACCTGCAAGACCAGCCATAAAACTCATTTTGCTCTCCTACTCATAAGACCTGATTCCATCTTTTCTTCTTTTGGCTTTTCTACTTCTACTTCTGTTATATCATTTTTATCTTTATTATTAGCCTTTTCGTTCAGTTCAATCTGAAGTTTACGTGCTGTTTTAGCAACAAGAGTATTTCTAGTTCTGTTTTTATTTAAACCTGCCTGTTTGTCCAAACCACTGTCATACTCAATGCCAGCACTATCGCCAACAAGCATTATCATTTCTACAAGAACAGGTAATACCAACATACCTACATCGACAGTATGTACACCTTCCATGACACCGCCAAGTTGAAGAACATTAGCAACATTGGTGATTGGAATGCCCATTTCAAGAACATCTTCTAATTGATCAAGAAACTCATCAGAAGACATACGCTCAAGGTAATAGTCTACAGCCTCGTCTACTGTAGTAAGTTTTGGTGGCGATTGCCAAGGTCTTGCACCAACTTCGTGCAACATTGACATGCCCGGAATGGGTGCATCAAGTCTAGGTTCATCAAGAGCCATTTATTTGCTCCCTTCGTTTACGGAGTATCTTCATATGAGCGATTGTTCGCATAGCAGGTTGCTTGTCTAAATCAGACGATTTGTCCATAGACTTTTTTGGGGCAAGCAAACCACCAGATGGTTTCTGTTCCATTTCTGTTGGAATTTTATCTAAATCTATTGCCCTGTAAGCAACCAGAGCCGGATTATACCCACGCATCTATTTTACTCCGTTTCCGTTCAATAATCAAGTCCATAAGTTTTTTAGTTGCCCATTTCATAACAGGTTTGTTTGAAATAAACTTGGCGTAACTTTGACCATGTTTCTGATAAAGTTTATAGAGCCATTTAGGTGCATCATACTTCATCCACAGACGGAATGCATACCAACGTGGATCACCCTTACCATATACTTCACGTGCCACCCAGCAGAATAACTTACCAAAACCGTGTTCAATACCAGCACCCAAAACTGTTCCTACTAGACCACCTACAGCAGTACCAGACGCAGTAGAAGAAATTTCATTTTGTACATCTTTTCTTGTCTGCGCATCAAGTTCTGCGATTGCCATATCTGCATAACGATCTTGTGAGTTTTCGGCAGATGTCCATGCCCATTCCATTGTATCAGCATAGTATGTCCACAAATTTGCATAGGCTTGATTAGACATATCCAATACAGCGGCGGCATTTAGTTCATTAGCACGATTAACTGCGGCAGTGTCTGCCGTTGCAATTTCTCTACGCCACTGTGCATTATTCTGTGCAATCACCAATTGATTCTGCGCATTGAACTGATCACGCTGATTGTTCAATTCGGCATTAAACCGTTCAAGTGTATTTACCTGACCTGTATTAAATTGTGCCTGTGCATTTGCTTGTGATGCATTAAACTGTGCTACCTGATTAGCCAAGTTAGCAAAGAACTGATCGGTTTGTTGCTGACTGGTAGCATTAAATTGACGTGCGGCATTTTCTGCGGCTTGATCTGTAAACATAGACTGCACACGCTGTTGCGCTTTAAACAAGTCTGTTTGTTGTTGATTTGAAAGATTTGTTAAATCTGTCTGCAAAAAGTTTTGTGCATTTTGAACAGCGGCTTGCTGACGATTATTAAGATTAGAAGTATCTAAATTAGCAAGCGCACTTGCTTCTGCCAACACAAGAGCCTGTCTGTTTGACAGGTTGTTAAGATTCATTGTATTTGCAGCACGACTGTTTTCCAGTTGAACCTGTTGTTCTGCAGTAAAGTTTTGATTAGCAATATCGGCAATGCGTGAAGCATTTTGAACACGTGATTGAAACTCTTGATCAAACTCTTGTCCTAAAAATCTTGCACGTTGCTCTGCCGCCATCATTGCCGCTTGTTGACGATTAGACAAGTTTTGTGCTTCAAATGTAGCACGTGTTTGGGCATCAGCCTGTGCAATAGGTAATGCACTTTCCATAGCGGCTTGAACAAGAGCTTGTCCAGCAAGTGATGAAGCACCTAAACCACGCTGTGCCATAATTGCAGTAGCATTGCGCATTGCGCCTGCCGCCCACGCTGGTGTAGCACCACCTTGAAACTGTTGCATAAGACCATCTAATTGACCTTGTACTGTAGCTTGTTGTGTTGGTGTTGCTTGAGCCGCTTGAATCTGGGCAGTTGCTTGTGCAATTTTATTTGCATCTACAGCATTACCACTAATAAGTTCGCCTTGCTGAATCTGTCGTTGTACAGGATTATTTATAAGAGCCGCATTACCCTGTGCTGCTTGCAAATTACCTACAGAACTAGCAGTTTGCTGTGCGGCAGTAACTTGCGCACGAGGGTCTTGAGGATTTGCTTGTGCCGCTTGAGTCGCTTGCAAAGCAGTGTCAATAGCAGGTGCTGCTTGGGTAGCCTGCATTTGTGCTGCTTGCGTTTCAGCAGGACCTGCCGCATAAGAAGTGCCAGCCATTGCTGTTGGAACAGCCACTGCACCTGTAACTGCACCTGTTCCTGCCGTAATTTCTTGAGAAGGAGCATATGGAGTTGCGGCGGCTGTTGTTACTCCACCAGTTGGCAATCCCGGTGTATACATACGTTCTACAGTTGTTTGACCAATTGTTCTATCTGTTGTAGGTGTAGTTGTGTCTGTAGTTGTTGTGTCTGTTACGTCACCACCTTCTTGATACTTCTTAACTACACCACCCTGTGCCATCATCATAGCCTTCTGCTGATACTGTTGCATCTGCTGTTGACGCATAGGGTCTTGAGCAAGGTAATCTTGAAAGCCCTGCATATTGCCTTGATAACCCATGGCACGTGCAATCTTCTCCATGCCACTAGGTTTAAATGCTTTGAACATTGCCATACCTTATTCCCTACTCAATACTTTGTCTAGCTTATCTTCAACACGATGCAATGCATCCATGACCTGCCTCATATCATCACGCAATTCAAACTTGGTTGCGTACTCTTCACGTGTCTTGTTCACAAGGATGTTTATTCGCTTCTGTTCTTTGTTTTGTTCACTAAGAAACCAAGCTACCCCTGCCACAACAAGGCCAAGTAACATATCAATGAGGCTGGTCATTTCCATCGCTTACCACCCAGCAGGTACTTTGCCCACGATAGGTGGGTTCGCCATGTCGTTAATCTTTGTGTCAAGCATTGCCTGTAGTTCAGCTTCTGTTTTGTCAAGTGACTCAAGAACCTTTGCTTTGCACCAGTCTTTTGTAACACTGTCAAATGCTACAAAGTTATCTGCATCTGCTTCGCCAGCACTTGCTGTGCCATATGCTGATGTTGACAGGTAGTTGCCTTCATCGTCTTGTTCAGTGTCACTGACAGCGGTGATACGCCAGTGAATTGTTTTGATTACGTCTGACAAAGCACCTTCGGTGGGGGCTGTGTCAAGTGTTGGGAAATCCCATGTGTATGTGTTTGCCATTGTGTTTGCTCCTTACTCTGGCTTAGTAGGCCAGACAACAGTGTCTAGCGATTGATATGTGTTGGTGATGTCACGCAAGGCTTGACGGTATGCAGTTTGTTCTGCGGTCATGTCGGGGGTGTCTGGCATTGCCCACCAATCGGTAGCTGATAACCGTGCATCTCTTTCTGCCCTGAGTTCATCAATGCCGCCGAAATCAATAGTCGTAGTTATGCCATCGCCTTCGCCAGCTAAGACATACCCAAGAGATGCGGCAAAATCTGCATCATCAAACTCTGCGGTGTTTGAAATGACGCCGTTTTCTACAAGTTTATATGTCGCCATATCTAATTACTCCCAAACTAATACCATTCCGGCTCTGCCGCTTTGTTTGTTGTCGCCACCAGCACCGTAGGTATTTCCAGTGCCGCCACTTCCAAAGTTCCCGCCAAAGAAACCACCAGCACCGCCTTGCCCTACCATATGGTTGGTGTCGCCGCCTCTGCTTCCTTGTGCCCCATTACCTCCTCTTGCACCAATTAAGACAACTGCACCAGAGTAGGATGGTGAACCACCGCCACCACCCGGAGGATAAGTGTTGCCGCCACCGCCACCACTGCCACCCGCAAGGGTTACGGAGCCGCCGGGGAATGATACTGTAGTGGTGCCGCCTGTACTTCCACTTTGACCGTAGTTTCCACCAGATGAGCCGCCAGACCCAATGGTGACTGTGCAAGTCCCATTTGCATTTGGTGTGCAAACAGCCCAGCCACCTGCGCCACCACCGCCCCCGCCAGCGGTACCTGAGTTTCCAGAGGGGTTTCCACCTCCACCACCGCCGCCAACAGCAAACACGGTGAAGGCAGAGCCGCTTGTCACAGAAAAGCTACCGCTACTGGTGAAAGAGCGGCTTACTGAACCGCCACCACCGCCCACATCAGCCCAATCGCTGACAGTAGTTGAACCAAGTGTGAGGCCGTCCGGCCCTAAATCAACAGCCATTATTTAGCCTCCATATCAGCGATACGCTGTTCCAGTTGTTCAATCTTACGATGTGCATCCTGCAACGCAGACACCAATATCGGTGTGATGCGTCCGTAATCCATAGACATCATCGCATCTTCATCATCGCCAACAGCTACGGCCTCTGGCATTACCTCTTGCATCTCTTGTGCAATGAAGCCCATAGAACGTGGGCCGTCAGGGTCAGCCTTCCAATTGTACGACACAGGGTTCATCGCCATCAGCTTGTCGGTAGCGACTAGCGGTTCGATGTTTTCCTTGAGGCGTAGGTCAGAGGTGGTGT